TCACGAAGGCGTTTCCTATCCAAGTCATCGCTCTCTTTAATATAAGACCACCAATTAAGAAACTCAACGACACCAATGTTCGTAATCTCATCCATGTTCTTGCGGTGAATCTTACAAAGCCTCTCCAATAATATAAACCAGCCCCATCTCTCTGCAAAACTCTCTTCTTTAATATCTCCATCGTCATCCTCGACTTGAACTCTCGCTCCAAATAAGGGAGAATATAGTTGTTTAAGACCTTCAAACGAGCGTGCAAAAAAAAAGCGTATGGATAAGCTATCCCCATAGTAAGTTCGTTTAAGAACAACTCTTCCTTCTCACTATTCTTAACCCCATCGTATTCCTTACCCTCGTAGCACATCACAGCTAAAACAGCGTGAAAGTTGTGAGGATTTCCAGCATACTTCTTAGTGGTTTCCATGAAGTCTATAAATTGCCCCGCAATCATCTTTTCAGGCTCATAGACGCACTTAAATACCCTATCCCCTATCTTTATATTACCCGAAGGTATTTCTTTCTTTAAATCGTCTGTAATGAGGTCAAACTTATTTGAGTTCTTTTCTATTTCAGTCCAAACCATATTATTGCGCACTTCTAAGTACGGCTTCTTGGTTATAAAGGCTGCTTTCTTTACCTTTACATCAAGGTTATTCTCGCTGTCAAGAACTTCAAGGTACTCGTAGTACCTTTTTATTGTCATTTCTGATAATTTCATTTAGTATATTTTGTATTTCCTATACTGCGGCTTTGTTAATTTAGCCATGCAGAGATAGCGTACCCCATCAATTCCGTGATCTTGCCCGCCTTTTGGTCTTTCGGGGCTTAGTGGCTTTCCATCTTTATCCGTATCCCATCTGTACCCTCTGAACTCTTTAATCAAGTCTTCGCTCAAATAATGTATCCATATCTGATACCGCTTCATTATATCTATACCTACCCTAATACTATCACGCCCCTTCGTTACACCGCTAATACTCCACCCCATTCTGCTAAGTTCTTCTATACTCTTAGGCTCGCTGCTGTCTGCGTATATCTCATCGGTCTTATTTACGCTATGCAAGCCTAATTCTAAGGCTATGTCTTGATTGGTCATGCCAACCTTTCTGAATATCTCCTTAACGTACAATTCGCCATCGGCAACCCAACCACCAATAAGAACGGTCGGGTCATTAGAGTATCCGAAGTCCAATCCGTAGCCCAAGAACTTAGCCCCTTCGGGTATCTTCTGCGTGATGTCATACTTGCTAAACACCATGCCTTCTGTGATTCCGTACTCGCCCTCTCCGTACACTCGCCACTTGATAGGGTCTTCGTACTTCATCATCTCAATCTGCTGCACAATCAAAGGCTCTAAGAATGGGTTATCTCTGAACGTGCTTACAAGAACTTTGCAGCCACCTGGAATCATTGGTGTGCCATCTTCCTTTGTTATGTCCTTTTTGTCCTCTAACTCGGTCTTAATCCACACGAACTCACTATCGGGGTTAAAGTCAATGATAATCTTCTCTGTGGTACGCATACGAAGCTGAAAGAACTCGGTATCCCAGTTCAGTTCGTTTGCTTCATTGCAATAAAGTATCTGTCGCTTACTACCCCTTATCTTCTGTTGGTCATCAGCACCAAAGAACTCCACTATCCGTGTTCCCATTTGGTCAGAATACTTAAACTCACGCTTAGTGATATTGTACTCTATCATGTGGGCATGACCAAAGGTGTCTATTACATCTTTAAAATCACGCAGAATAGTTCTATCAAGGGTAGCCCCGAACTTACGAACTACGGAAGCTACCCCATGATGAATGTACTTGTTCTCCGTTATCTGACCGGTAAGCAACCAAACAAGTAGCTGCTGACAGATAGAATACGACTTGCTCGATCTTGTGCCTCCTCTGTTTATGACAATAGATTCCTCTGCTTGCCAATTACGCATAAATACAGGCGTATATTGTATTTCAGCTACTCCGCTCACTTATCCCTTTCGTACTGACTATTGCATACGGCATAACGTTGTTTGGCATCAGGGTATTCCTTACCCATTGTAGGGTTAGTCATACATCGTGTGATAAAATCACTCTTCTTCTCGCCCTTCGATGGGGATGGTATTGGCATTGTCTACTTGTTTAGGTTGTGCTGGTGTTAAAACTATCTGAATACCGCCATCGGGTATATTTAAGGTCTTTCCATAACCTCTGTTCTTGCCCTTAGTGTCAAGGTAGTATTGAACTGCCTTTACATTAGGTGCTAATTTAAGGTCGTGAACATTGCCTTTAACATCTAACTTCTGCTCGGTAGGACCATCAATCAGTTCTAACAGCTTTGTTTCTACTTGGTCTAAGACCATTTCGTCTATCTCGGTAAGCTGCCTATCAAATTCGGGGTCTTCCTTCCTCCATTGCTGATAGGTTGTGTAACCCATTTTACACGCTTCACAAGCAGCCGTTTTCATACCTCTGTGCTTCTGATACGCCTTGATAAACTTCTTCTTCTTAGATATGCGCTGCTTTTCAAGGGTTAGTTCTCTCGAAGGGCTTAATGCCCCTCTTTTACCCCTTTCAGCCATTTCCTTACGCCTTTCTTCGGTAAAGTATTCGGGTTTAGGACCACGTTTCTTACCAGGCGGGTTTTTACGTTCGTAATATTCTCCCATACCTATAAAGACACTTTATTTGGTAAAGTGTAATTTATCCCAAGTTCCCTTAGTGTAATATAGCGTGTTTTGACCCATATTCGCATTCTTTGGAAGAAGCGTATCCTTAAACATAACGTGAAGTTCTTTATTTAGAACCCCTGCAATGTGAGCAAGACCCGTATCATTTGCTACAACCCTTTCTGCGTGTCTTATTAGTGCTATGGATTGCCGAATATTGCCTATGCAAACACCTTTAAACGCTCCGATTATTCTGTCTACTCTTGCCATATCATTAGCACTACCTGTAAATATCGAATAGCTTTCTTTTGCAAGCCGCTTGTATACCTCTAAATCGGGGCTTTTGCTCGCAACGTATGTAGGAGATTCATTGCCACTACCGAATAAGAATACGGTATACCCACCCGTTTCTTTTGCCATGCCATAGTATAATTCATCCCATTTAGGGTCAATATGTACTATGCCCTTTGCTGTTTCGTCAATATTCCCAAATACAATATTCTGCACCCACTTGTAGTCAGGCATAGAGTTGTTAGTACATATCATTGCACTTGAAGCCATCTTTTTGCCTTTTGGTGAATCGATCACCTCTATAAGTGGGCATCCCTCGTATGCTTCACGAACATAGTCTGTTCCAAACCATACCGGTATAGGCTTTTTGTGTTGTAGCCATAATCTGTAAATAGTAGGCGTTACATTAACGAAGTTACCTAATGCAAACGCAGGATGTTGTTCAACGTAAAATTCCATCAATGCTGACATAGTGCTTCTTTGTTTTCTTTATTTCTTCTATTCGATTTAAATTCCCTTCTGCTCCCTTTCTCAATTCTTCATCTTTCATGTTTCTGTACCATCCACTATCGTTTGTAGCGTTATGTATTGATGGATAGTCTACAAGATAATATCTAAGCAATCCCGCAGCGTTTACTTGCACGTTATAAGTGCTATCCCAACACCCATACTTGCTAAACTCGCTAAAATATCCGCATTTCTCCCATGTGGTACGAGGTATAAACCAACTTCCGAAGATACGCTCTGCTTCCGACACAATGTTTAGATTAAAGCCTCGCATTTGATGGCTTGTTCCAGTTCCTCTCCAAGACCACCCTATAATTCCCGTGCTTTTTATGCCTTGATAAGCCCTGACAGCAGCATCTAACCACCCTTCACGCATAACAAGGTCATTACCCATAATAAGAACAGCATCGCACTCCAATTCCTCAAACGCCATTCTCATGGCATTGTTTAGTGCTTGTGGGTTGCCTACATTCTCGTCATTGAATATAGGATGGGTTGCAAAGCCCTCAACAAACTCTTTTATGTGCTTTTCCCTACTTCCATTATCCGTAAATATGGAATAGTCAATAGGGTAGTTAGATGATTCAAAATTATGCCTTGTTGTATGAGGAGTTATTTCCGACTTATCAAGGCAGTTCATTATGTAAGCTATCTTCATTTCTTGAATATCAGCCCCCATTCAGTTACTATTTTCCAATCAGAAACAAAGTTATATCCGTGCTTTGACAAGTAGTCAATCCATCCTTTCTTATCCTTGATGTTTATATGCCCCCATTCTTTATCAAAGTGTGGATTTGTGTGAGGCGTACTGGTCATAAACAACCATTCACACTTATCTGCAATCTGTGGAACTATTACATCTAATGCTTCATCAGAAATATGCTCAAAAACCTCAACGCAATAGCAAGCATCATACTCTTCATTAAGATTTAGGTCAATGCCCTCTCCAAGTGCATATTGCTCGTCATTTATGCCCTTAGATAGTGCAAATTCACGCTCGTAAGGGTTGATGTCATATCCTTGTGCTGTTAGCCCAACGCTATTAGCCCCACTAAGGAAGAATCCAAGCCCGCTACCGAACTCAAATACCTTTTGAATACCACGACTTTGCAAATCTTTTGCACCATTCGTATGGAGTGTTATCAATGCTTCATAGTCCTTAGTGGTATAGCCAAGTTCTACTGACTTGTCAAAAAACCACTTGTGATCTACCGTGTTTAAGGTAGGCTTACTCTCTACCTTTTCTTGTTTTGGTGTGGGCGCAGCCTTCTTTGTGGCTGGTCTGCCCCTTCTTTTATTTGTTGCCATATAAGTTAATTATTCTGTTAATAGTGTTCCTTATGCAGTCATCGCAGTTTTTATCGAAAGACATCTGATGATTACGCCTATACCATTGCCGTAGCTGCTCAATTTGCTCGTCTGATAGCGTTATTCCCGACATCCCTTCGGTTTCCTTGTACTTTACAAGTTCACGCTCTATATCTTCTCTTAGATTAGGTATTTTCATATCAAAATAACTTACGCATTTTCATGTTAAAATAACTTACGCATTTTCATATCAATTCTTGGAGTAATTTAAGCCTTTTTTCATTCTCATTATCCAGGTTATATCTGTTATCTACATCTGCCCTTAGATTTGTAGCTAAATATTCTCCGTATTGTGGCTCATTTATCAGCCTATCAATAGCATTAGCCCATTCTTCTGCGTTATTACCTACTGCAAGGCAGTTCTTATTCTTGTCAATAAGGTTTTTGTATGGATATACATCAGAAACAATAATAGGCTTCCGTAGTGCTGCTGCTTCAAGCATCTTTAATTCGCTTTTATTGCGGTTAAACCTATTGTCTTTAAGCGGTGCCACCATCACATCGTAAGGGTAAAGCAGTTTAGCGTACTCATCTACGGTCTTATGCCCCTGAAACTCTATCTTATCACACCCCTCAAACAAATCCCATACCTTATCCCACACCCTATCTCCCCTTGTAGCCCCACCAATCAAGAATTTAGGCTGCTGTGATAGCTTATACCCTTCGCTGAATATCTTTAAGTCCTCATAGTGGGTTACAGAACCCATCCAACCGAAAGTAATACTATCATTTTGGGGCTTTTCGTACTTCTCCCATTGTGGATCATCGTAGTTAATAGCGTTTTTAGCGATAATATACTTCTTAGGCACTTTAAGGAAGTTCTGAATCTCCTTTTTTAGCTGCGGAGTGGTTACAGAGATAGCATCGCTGCTTAGTGCGTTAAACAAAATGCAGTTAGTCATGTTCATCTTGTTAAACACCGCCCTTAAAACGTGCTTACTATCCACCTTCGGGCTATCATCCATATCACAGACAATCTTAATGCCGTGCTTCCTTAATCGCTGGAAGACAAATTCGGGTTTTAAGGTAGGGCTGATGTTTCTGTTAAACACACAAATATCCACCTCATCTAAAAGTTCATCAGGAAAGGTGTGAATAGGGTCTATCTGATTCCTTTCGCTACCCTCAACCTTTTTACCATCTTCCAAGTCAAAGACTTCTGTTTTTAGGTGATCTGCATACTTCTTCTCTTCCTCCTTCTTTACAGCATAGGGTAAATTCACCTCTACAAGCAGTTTAATCTTCCCTTGCCTTGCAAGGCGCATATAAGGGGCTGCTAACCTATGGTAGTTTACCCCATCTATGCCATTTAACATTAAAAGTACATTCATATATCCAGTCCTAAGTCTTCTGCTAATCCAATAACCCAATCTCTAAACTCATCAATAGTAATAGATACATTAGCGTAAGGTATCTTCGTTTTCTTATGCACCCTCCTAATACTACCTTCCTCTGCATACAACTTCATTATCCGTGAGTGATACCACCACCCACTATTAAAGTCTTCTGCCCATTCATCTATCACATCAAGTATTTCAGCACCCGATTCATGGTAAGGAGTGTCCTCCACCTCAAATTCATCGCTAAACTCCAAGAAAGTAAACCTATTAGAAGCCCTATTGTAGTTATGAATCTGATTTCTTACCACTAAAAAGAAATAATCCAAGTGTTTCTTCCGGTCATAAATATCTTTCAGCTTCTCATCATCCATTCTCATCATCCGATACATAGATTCAGAGAACACATCGTCAAAGTCAGGATATTTTACCTTCCCCTCACAATATTGCCTTATGTTAGAATCCATAAGGTCTTGTGCTAATTTATCCTTCCATTTCTTAGACAAGACTAACTTTTTTATTAGACACACCAAACATAATAATTAGACATAACTGAATTGTCATATTTCTGTCATATTTTGCCTAACGTGCGTAGATATGCAGTAAAAATTAAGCCTCTATGTTTATTCATAGGGGCTTTTTGCTTACTAAAAAGTTACACGACAAAAAATAAAAAAGGTGTCTTTATAGTAAACAAAGGTCGATGCGATTTAAAATAATGCCCCCATCCTACCTAAACCGCTTTGCTTCTTACATAATTAAGATGCATGAAAAAGAATGGTTATGGACACCAGAAAATAGCGGACTTAAAGCCTATGATTGGATATACATAGATGATAGGTTTAGAATAAAGCGTGGTAACGCTAAGACAAAATACCTCTGGGATGCCCCATATACAGAGTTGGTAAAACTATCAGAGAAGAAATTGAAAACACAAGAAAAGAAACTCATAGAAGCCGCCATGTGGCTTCAAGAAGTAGATTACTTTAATACATAGGTTAAATATACCTGGATGCCCCTGCTGCTTAAAGGGGTGAAAAGCAATGGTTCGCTACAATTACTAAGTAAGGTTGCCGTTCAGTCAGTCGCCTATGCCCACCTTCTTAATCCTTAGTGAATTCGTATTAATAACAGTAGCCCCCTAAGAAACCAAGCATAGCTGCCTCGATAGGATAGCCTATACAAGACGGTCTGAAACGACCCGTAACATCATTAATTCACAGGAGGGGGCTAACTGTGTCCTCTTATACCTTATCATATACCCCTTTTTATCTACCAAACTACCTTTTTCTGCTTCCTTAAATTGCCTACTCAAACCGCCTAACGTGATGGATAGGGTTGTAAAATAGTGTGGCTACTAACTAACGGATCAGGCATTCACGTACGGCATACCCTCTGTTTATGTGGTGTATAGTACTATGTATTACATAGAACCCGCGTAAACACTCAGATGATTTGTTACATAATTTGTATTATGTTAAGTAAACGGGCATGGATGTTTTTCTTTGCCGCAATGAC